CATTATCTATATCCTGCTTCTTGGAAAGTAATGCCCCAGCCTTGAATACTATAAGGTGCATCTGTACCGATTGACGTAATTACGAAACTGACCGATCTACCCGACCCTTGAATATTCTTCTCTAGAACTGGGCTACTAGAACCTCCGAAAGTAAAAGTAGATCCATACGTACCTCCGGTAGAGAAATAACGAAGGATTGCGCCCTGAGTAGATAGAGAGTAAGAGTTTGGGTTATATTTGTTAGGATCATCCCAGTCATAATACACAGCCATATTAAAGCTAGAAGAACCCTCGGGTCTGGTGTAGATAGATAGTTTATGAAATACTTTACGGCGTTCTGTGCTATCAAAGTAAAAGAACGGGGTAGCGTAGACAGCAATTACATCTGAACCGTTAAATGAGTTACCAGACTCTTGCTTGAATACATACCCGTCTAGATCGCCGTGGACCGTGGTCTCTACAGTATTAATCGTATCCGAATAAGATACGAAGGATCTAATACCTAATAGTTCCCCGAACTCCCAGCCTACACTATTATTAGCAAATCGGAGACCGCCGATAATACCGAAGGCATCAGTCACGGAACCAGTTTCAGTAGGGAAGAAATAACGAAACTGAGATTTGTTCTTGATAACTACGGAACTCATCAGATCTAGGTCGTAGTTCTCAGGCAAGGCTTGTAGGATTTGTTGAATCGGTTTAGATACAGTCTGTAGTTCGATATCCCCGATACGGGCTGTACCCTGGATAGGTCTGATACCGTCCGATGCTAGGAACAGGATATCACCGCCGATCTCAATAATACTATCAGAAGCAAAACAACCGATATTACTTGTCACCTCAGAGAGAACAAAGTCTGACGAGTTATTACCCTGTAGTCGTTTGATCTGCCTCTCACCGAATACATATAAAGCGTCACGGAACTTGGCGATGCCGGTAACAGGAAAGCCTACGTTAATTTCACCTGCACCACCGGCTGGATCATATCTCAGGTCAGAGTTAGGGTTACTGAACGTAAGCCTGTTGAAATTAGCCTCGGCTCCGGCAAAGAATAAATGGTTGCGGAAATCTGTGACAAATTTGGCACCTTCGATATTAGCGATATCTGCATGGGTATAAAACCAGTTTACCGCTGTACCACCTACAGTATTCTGAGTTGATGTAGCTGTGGCTGATATAACGAAGGTATAAGAGTCATCATCGATTACAGTAGCAACAGTATACTCATTACCGTTAATGTTTTCCGTACCGATATTGACATTGACATTGCTGAACTTGACAATATCCCCGACGTTCATACCATGAGCAACATGATCTACAGTGACGATACTGTTATGGTTGTGGATCGAAAAAGGATCAGATAACTGATCTTCGGTTTCGGTTAGACCAGAACCTTGCCGGTCATAAAGTTCAATAGGAACTGTTGAGTTATGTCTTAGGGGTCGGTTAACGCCATCTACGACAATTACAACTTCCGACCCGGTAAAGCTATGCTCGTTAGTTCTGAGTTTAGTTACGCCTACAGCACTACGAGTGTTAGTATCCGAGGTATTGTTTACCGCTGACCAACCAACACCATCGGTATGATCATAGATGGTATAGTATCGGCTAACCGTGTAAGTGATATTAGCGGCTGTGCTTGATACTGTGCTGTCCGCAACCTCGTCAGCGACAAAGGTAAAACTGTCAGCAGTAGCGGTAGAGGCTACAGTAAATTCGGTATCGTTAAGGTCTAATCCACCAAGGTTAGTATCTACGTTACTAAAAGTGACCCACTCACCGACAGACAGACCATGAGCAGTAGAAGTAACAGTTACAATTGAACTACCGGAGCTAAGAGATATAGCACCTACAGGTAGCGTTGCCGAAGTAGAATCAATTGAGTTACGTCTTGCTGCGTAAACCTTGTCGCTATGAATCCAGACACCCAGGACTTTGCCAGCACCAGGGGCTTGCGGATTATCAGCATCGTAATATTCATAACCGTTAATCCTACGATATCCGCCAAACTGAGAAACCTCAAAGTTTGTCATACGGATTGCTGCACCCGGTTCTGTACCAGCAAGAGTCAGAGCGTCTTCGTTAGTGTATAGACCACCTCTGGCAATGATTGTTACATCGCGGAGATTATCAGCCATTACTTACTGCCTGCCGGGACGTTAATTAGTCTATTAACCCTGGTATCACGAAGATCGGTAAAGTTGTTGACCAGGATTTTCCGCATGTTCTCGATACCACGAGTAAACCGCTGCTGGGCGATAGTGGCTTGTTGAGAGTTATCGCGGAACATGTAGCAGTGATACATAGCACCATCGACCACTACATTCTTGAACTGGTCAGGGACAGACACGGTATCGGTGGCATTGGTTAGTGTAGTCTGGTACTGATAGTAATCATAATTGATAGCATATGCTTTGTCAGGAATAGGAGTAAAGGCAATCTCGTTACCTAGAGTACGATAAACATAGTTGGGAGTGTCGTAATCTTCTGTACCAGCATTACCATCCCTAACGTAAAACCGCTGAATGTAAGTATCGTAGTTAATCTGTCTTAACCTAACCGCGCCGATATTCTCCGCTTCATCCTTGGCAATACGAAAGGAATCCCAATCTACCACTTTCATATCGCTTGGTGCTGCATAAGTTGACGTACCCGCAACTAAGGTTAGTGTACCGGTCTGGTGGTTAAACGGAAACCCGAACTGTTCCTGACCGATTTCTTCCAGAGCGATATTGACTGCATCCTTAACCGAGGCATGAAAACCAATAGCGGTTGGAAATTCGTCCGAAGTAAGTTGGACTTCATTCAACCGCTTTAGAGTATCATTAACCAGGGTTAGGAAAGTTGTTGCCATTTAAGCAGCCTTTAACCATCTAACAGGGAAATCGTCCTGCAAAGAATAGGAATGTTTATTGATATTGTTTTGAATCAAACACTTTAGTAATGTGTCACCGTATAGATTAAACCTGATACCTTTTTGAGTATGCAGTATCTGAATAATCTTCATTGCTTCTTCTGCCATACCGATATATTCAGTTGTGGTATAGTACAGGTTATTCGTGATAGGGCAGG